AGGTTGTCCTCCATCGACCGCAGCACCTCGCGGACCTTGCCCTGCACGTTGGTCCCCGCAGTGCCGAGCAGGAAGTCCACCGAGATCTGCGCCAGGCCGAATTCGGTGAAGTAATTGTAGAGGGTGGTCCCGGCCCCATCCTTCACGATGCCGCGGAGCGCATTCATCTCCATGTATTCGCGGGTCTGGGCATGCTTGCGGCGCATCAGCTGCAGCTTGCGGTTCATCACCTCGACCAGCGGGTCGGCACCGTCGAAGACGCCCAAGCTCGGCTGGCCCTGAATGTCGCCGGGCAGAATGACGTCGTCATGCGGGATCCACGGCAGGGCGAAGGACCGCATCGACCGCCCCTCGCGGGTGCCGACGGTGGCAGGACCGCCGAGGGGCACCGAAGGCAGCAGGTTGAGGATGCCCTCGAACTGCTCGATGATCACCGAGCGCTGGCTGACGCCCTCGAAGCGGAACAGACCGATCTGGCCAAGGCGGGTGTAGAGGTTGGGCAGGATATTGATGGCCTGCGTCATCTCGGCCAGCGAATAACCGCCAGCGTCAAAGGGATTGCGAACGAGGGTCATGGGGTGCTCCGGGGGAATGAGGGAAGGGGCGCGACTGGCTGGTCAGCGTCAGACGCCGTCGCGGGCGATGATGCCGACGGCGGCCAGCTGGGCGAGTTTGGCGGTAATTTTGGTGCCGTCATCGACTGTGCCGTCATAGGCGAGGCCCGCACGCGAGACGATCGCGGGGCCGCGCTCCACAACGATGCCGACCGCATCTGCCAGTGTGGCATCGACGGCATAGAGCAGCACGGCGCTGGCGACCTGCGACCCATCCGTCCCGGTCGCGGGTGACAGGGTGTATTTGCCGCTGGCCGTGATCTTCCCCAGCACCGAGCCGACCGGATAGGGCGTGCCCGCGAGCAGAGTGACCACCTCGCGGGTGTAGTTCGGGTTGACCTCGTATTTGAGGACATCGCCCATGCTGGGCGGTTCCGTCAGGACGGGCATTGGTCAGTCTCCATGTTGGTGGGAATGGGGAAGGTGGGGTTGGCGGCGCGGATCAGCGCTTGGCGTCGGTCGCGGTTTTCTTGGCAGCGGCCACGATGGGGCTTTCCTTGGCCGCGGCGGCCGGGGCGGTGGCGATGATGCCCGCCGCATCGCTGCGGGCGGCGAGATCGGCGAGCACGCGGGTGCGCAGGGCTTCGGGTTTGAGACCCTTCGTGACAGCATCGGCCGCGTCGATGGTCACGCCCAACCGGGCGGCCTGTGCGCAGACCTGCGCCACCTCGGCGGCTTCGGCACGCACGGCGTCGGCGGTCATGGCGGCGGTGTCAGGTGCTGCAGCGTTCACGGGCGGTTCGGGCGTGGCCGGTGATACCGTTGCCGTAGGGGGATTGGCAGCTGCATCGGCAACCGGCGCCGGGTTCGAGGTGTCGGTGGGCGTGGTGGTCATCTGTGGACCCTTTCTGCTGGGGGAAGTGGTGCCGCGCGGGGCGGCGGCGAAAGCGTGGAAAGCGGTGACGGGGTCGGCGAGATCGTCGGCCAGACCTGCGGCGATGGCATCGGCCCCGCGAAACACGACCGCTTCCGTGGCCAGCGCTGCGGCGTGTGTCAGGCGATCCCCGCGACCGGCGGCGACGGTTTCCGCGAAGAGAAAGCGGACAACCTCCAACTCGCGCTGCATCTGGTCGTGCACGGTGTCGGGCAGCGGCTGGTAGGGGTTTGCGTCGACCTTGTGCGCGCCCGCATGGATCAGGGTGACCGCGATGCCCTTCTGATCCAGCGCCCCGCTCATGTCAGTGTGCAGGGCCACCACGCCGATGCTGCCCACCGCCCCGGTGCGTGGCAGGGTGATCCGGTTCGCCTGGGAGGCCAGGACATAGCCAGCAGAGAGCGCATGTTCGGCGACAAAGGCGTGGATGGGCTTCTGCGCCCGGGCGGCGCGGATACGATCTGCCAGATCAAAGGCCCCGGCCACCTCGCCACCGAAGCTGTCGATGTCCAGCGCAATGCCCCGCACGCCGGGATCGCTGAGCGCCGCCTGCAGCTGGGCAGCGATCCCCTCATAGGAGGTCAGCCCAGAAGACTGCCCGATCCATGCGCCCCGGTGCACAAGTGTGCCCGCGATTTCGATCACCGCGATGCCGTCGATCATGGCGAAGGGCTGACTGCCGTTGCGCTGGTGGCGCTGCGCGAGGTCAGTGCCGAACAGCGAGGCGCGAGCGGGTCTGGTAGCGACGTCGATATCGCCAGCGGGCAGATCGACGCCATGGAAGGTGATCTCCTGCCCGGTGATGCGCGGACCCAACCCGGACAGGAAGGCCAGCGCCTTGGCGGGATCGACCATCAAGGGCGTGTTGAAGGCGCGCTGTGCGATCTGTGCGTGGTGCATCATGCGCCCTCCGATGCGTCGGGTTTTTCGTCGGCGTCGTCGTCAGCCTCGTCATCCTTGGCGCTGTCCTGCTCCGCGTCTTTCGCCCCACCTTCGCCCGGCCCCTGCGCAGGCGACCCCGGCCGCCGGAAGTCGAGGCCCAGCGCCAACTCGCGTTTTCGCTCTGCAGCGATTTCCCGGTCGACCTGTTCGGCGTCATAGCCGCGCTCCGCCAGCGCCTGCGTGCGCGATTTCAGCCCGGCTTCGATCTGCAGGATCTCGGCCGAAGCATCCTTCATCGGGTCGATCCAGTCCCATTTCGTGGGCAACCAGGCGCAGGCCTGATATTGCCGCCGCTGGCTGTCATAGCCCGGCAGGTCCAGCGCGCCCGACAGCACGGCTGTGTCCATCCAGCGCACCCAGACCGCACGGCAAAGCTGATAAACCAGCACGCCGTGCTGCCAGGCCGAGATGCGGCGGCGGAACTCGATCAGGGAAATCCGCGTGTTGGAAAAGTTGCCCTTTGCCGTGTCGCCGGTGAGGTACCCATAGGGCACGCCCAGCGCGGCTGCGATCTGCAGCAAGGTCCGGTACTGGAACGGCTCATAGGTGCCGCCGGAGTCTGGTGTTGCCGGGGTCGAGACATCCTCGCCGGGATCGAGCCGCACCACTTGGCCGGGTTCGACCTCCAGATCCTCCTCGGTCGGTTCCAGCGGGGTTTCCGGGGCGGGCGAGGTGATGAACATCGCAAACATCGCCGCGATCTTTTTCCGTTCCAACTCGGCGTCATCGTAGAGGTCGAGGGTGAACAGCTTCACGATGGCAGCGGCAAACCGCGACACGCCGCGCAGTTGGCCAGCCTCGACCGGGTCCAGCACATGGATGACATCGCCAGCCGGAACGCGGACGGTTTCCCCTGTGAGGCCGGGATCGGTCAGATCGCCCGGGTGACGGCGCAGGAAGTGATAGGCCACGCGGCGGCCAATGCCGTCGAACTCGATCCCCTGCCGGATCAGCCCGGCACCGGGCAGGGTACGGTTCATGTCGAGCGGCAGCATTTCCGCAGGCAACATCTGCAATTGCAGGGGCACTGTCAGCCCATCCTCGACCCGGCGCGGCCGGATGCGGAGGAACACCTCGCCCGACAGGAAGACCTCGCGGGCCGCCCGGCGCTGCAACCCGTAGAAGTCGGTCAGCCCTTCTGCATCGGCATCATCGGTCCACGCGAGCCACAACGCCTGCAGCTCTTCCTTCTTGGCGGCATCGGCGATGGTCGACGAAGGCTTGATGCCATCGCCAACGACATTGCTGGCGAAGCTTTCCACCGCGTTTGCGGCATAGCCGTTGTTGCGCACCAGCCAGCGCGCGCGGGCGGTGATCGTGTCGCCCGAGGCGGCGATCAGCGTGTTCACATGGGCGCGGCTGGCGCGAAACCCGCGTAGGCGACGATGGGCTTGTGCGGCATCGAACCCGCCGATGATGGATCCCAGCCTCTGGCGGAATGCCTCGAACGCCATGGATCACAGGCCCTTCGTGGCGACCGTGCCCCAGCGCCGACGGCGCGGAGTGCCGGTGGTGGCGGTGGCGATCCGGGTTTCCAGATCGCTGATGGCATTCGCCAACTCGGCGTCCGAGCCGTAGTTGATCGATTTGCCGTCATAACTGACCGAGCGGACGCCCGCGTAACGCGCCTCCTGCAGGGCGGCCAGAAGCGCGCGCATCCGTTCCAGATCCATCTCAGTCCCTCATGAAATTCGGTGTGTATGCCCGGCGCTTGCGCCGTGGCGTGGTCGGTGTTCCGGCCTTTGGCGCAACAGGTGCGGGCGGTTCAGCTGGAGTCGGAGTCTGCGGTGCCGGTCGGGTTTCCACCCCGGCCTGCGCTTCCAGCCGCCGCCATGTTGCCTCGTCCCAACGATCCGCGCCCATGATCCAGGCCGCAGCCCTTGCATAGACGCGGGTGTCGAGCGCCTCGTTGCGTTCGCGCATCTTCTGCCATTCTGGGTGGGCATAGCCGCGCTTGTTGCGCACGGTGACCAGCTGTTCGGCCACAAGCTGCTTCAGCCATTCGGTGTCGATCCAGTCGGGCAGGTGCACCGTGCCGGGAGGAAAATGAACGCCCAGCGCGTTCGGCGGACTTACGCCGCGCCACTGGCGCGACGGTTCCGCCTCACCCTCGTCGCTTGGCCGCTCCAGCCGGAGGAAGCGGTAGGTCTCGGTCTTGAACGTCGCTGTGGCCACCGACCACAGCCGCGCCCCGCGGCGCAGACGCTTGCCGCCGATGGTGGCGTCGACAAAGGTCGGGCCCGACACTGGCGTGGCACGGTTGAACCCTTCCAGACCCTTGATCGGCGCGACCTGCTCAAAACCCTGCTTGCGCGCCCATGCATAAACCGCCGGGGCTTCATAGCCGGTGTCGATGGCGAGCTTGCCGATCAGCATCACCGCCCCATTGGCGCAGGCCCATGTGCGGCCCAAGAGGGCGGTCAGTTTGTCCCAACATGCCGGATCGTCCGGACCACCGGCAATCACGATGTGATCGACCAGCCAGCTTTCCAGGCCGCGACCCCAGGCCCAGACATCGACCTCGATCCGGTCCTTCTGCACATCGACGCCAGCGGTCAGGAACAGCCCGCCAACCGGGATCTGCACGCCCGCGTAGCTTTCGCGCCGTTCCGCCAGCCGCTGCCACTCCGGCGCGTCACCCGACTCCACCCACGTCTCGCCCAGCAGGGTGTTGCGCGCCGCGCGCAGCATCTCTTCCGAGCCTTGCGCCGCCAGCCATTCGCGGGCGATCTGCTGCCAGCTTTTCCAGCCCAGCGGCGAGTAAAGCGCGGAGAGGTGGAAGCCGATAGAATGTGGGTCGGATGAGGCGGCGGTCGCACGCCATTCGCCCCGTTCCAGCATCTGCGTCTTGTGATGCTCCGCGATGGGCTTCTCGCATCCCTCGCAGTGATAGGCCGCCGTGTCAGGCCGACCCTTGTCCCAGCGTAGACGTTCAAACTGTAGCCATTGCATCTGGCCACAGTGCGGGCAGGGCACGAAATACCGGCGCTGATCACTGGCCTCATATTCCCGCTCGATCCGGCTCAGCCCCCTGATCGTGGGCGTCGAGACCATGAACACCTTGCGGCGATGCGAGAAGGTGGTGGTGCGCGCCTCTGCCAGCGTGACCGGGTCGCCTTCCTCGTCGGCGGAAGGCGGATAGGCGTCGACCTCATCGAGAAAGATATAGCGCGCAGGCATCGATCGCAGGCCAGTCGCTGAGTTGGCCCCGGTCAGCACCAGGATGCCGCCGGGGAATTCCTTTGACAGCATCGAATTGCCCGCGTCGCGTGACCGGGCGGGGTTGACGCGTTCGCGCAGGGCGGGGCTATCCGCAATCAGCGGATCGAGACGGCCCCGCGATGTGCGCTTGGCCAATTCCAAGCTCGGCAGCACCGCCAGCATCGGCCCCGGCGCGTGATGGATGACGAAGCCGATCCAGTTGTTGCCCGCCTCGGTCGCGCCCACCTGTGCGGCCTTCATGAAGGTGATGCGCTGCGCAGGATGCCGGGGCGACAGCACATCCATGATCTCGCGCAGGTAAGGCGCGCGGGCGGTGCGATAGCGCCCCGGTTCGGCCGCACCGCGCGAGGACAGCCAGCGGTGTTGATCCGCCCATTCCGATACCGTCAGGTCCGGATCGGGCCGCATGCCGTTCCGCCAAACCCGCAGGATATCCTCGGCCCCGTCAAAGCTGAGGTCGAGTTCTGCGGTCAGGTCGTCGCCGGTCAGATCATCATTGTCATCATCCAAGCGAGACCCGGAGATCGGCGAGGGCGTCGAGGTGCTGTCTGACATGGGTTTCCAGCACCCTCTGCAGGATCGCGGCCTCGATGATCACCGGCGTGCCGGATTGCTGTTCCACCTCTGCTGCCACCTCGGCCGCCATCAGCGCCGCCACCCTGCTGGGCCAGGTCACCCAAGTATCGCGCTCCTGGCGCGCAAGGCGAAACACCAGCGTTTCCGCCCGCGCCCGGTCGACCAGCGTGCCCTTGCGCTTCTGGATTGCCAGTTGCTTGTCTTGCGCCTGGTAAACCGTCAGCGCGGTGCGGGCCTTCAGATAGGACGAGCTGTCCGCTGGCCCGGAAAATCCAGCATCGCCACCCGTGCTGCGCCGCTGCTGGTCCGGGTCGGTCATGTCGGCACGGCGTACATCGGACGCGGCGGCGTTGATCGACCCGTCGCTGTAAACCACCAGCCGACTGGCTTTCCGGGCCTTCTGGATCGCCCCGCGTGAGAGGCCGGAATGGGCGGAATACTCCCGCTCGGACATACCTTCCATGATGCTTTGACTGCCTTCAAGATATTGGAATTAAATGGAAATGATCTTCTTATTCAGTTGATTACACTCCCGCGCCGAGCGATTCTGGGTTCAGGAAAACAATGCAACTCAGCCCCGGAGACGACGCCATGACCGCCAAGACCACACCCCCCGCCAAAGCCCCCAGCGAAGCCCTGCTGCTGGAGATCGCGACCAGGCATTTCCACAGCATCGAGACGCTGGAGACCCGCAACAGCGACCGCCTCGACTTCCACGATGTGGCGGTCTGGGCGATCCGTGCAGCACTTGAAGCGGCCTATGCCGCAGGCGTCGCCGCCGCGACCAAGCGCTGAAGGAGGGCAGGACATGACCATGGCCACTACAACTATCCGCATCGACATCGACACGCTGCCCGACCATCTCGACCGCTCGCGCACTAGCGTGGTGGCGGAAGCCATCGAGACAGCGCTGCGTGAGGGCGGGATCAAGGCCGATTGCTCGGACCTCTTCTCGCACATCAAGATCGACCTGCCGACTGCACAACTGGCCGCCGCCAGCGCGGTGCTGGTCGATCTGCAGCTGATCTGAGGCAGCATCATGACCACCCGCCGCGCCACCGACAGTGAGACCGCTCCCGCCACCGTTTCGAGGGAGCGGTCGAACAAAGCCCTCGACGCCTTCATGACCAGCAAGTTCCAGATCGACGCGATGCTGGAGCGCCTGAAGGCCCTGAGCGACGACCATTTCGAGACGAACCCCGACGAGATCAATTGGGGCCACGTCGGCACCCTGAACCACTACGCCAGCCTGCTGCGCCAGATCACCGACAGCGCGTTCAAGGAGGGCGAGCATGCCGCTTGATCCGGCCCAGCGCCACCAGATCGAACAGGATGCCATCACCGCCGCATGGGAGGCCGAACGCGTTTCCGCCTGCAACGAGGCCATCGCGCTGCTGCGCGAGATCGCCAATCTGGACCGCGACGACGATGGAGATGTGATCATCGGTACGGATGCCGACGGTCACAACGACCTGATGTCGCGCATCGCCGCCTTTCTTGCCAACCATGACCAATAGGGGAACACCATGACCAAGCTGACCGAAACCCAGACCCTCATCCTCAGCGCCGGGGCCCAGCGCCCCGAAAACATCGCCCTGCCGCTGCCCAAGGGGCTGGCCGGGGCGGCGGCGAAGATGGCCGTGACCCGGATGATCGAACACGGCTGGCTGCAGGAAGTTGACGCCAACCTGCGGCGCAATGAGCCGCTCTGGCGAGAAACCGGCGATGGGCACGGCACCACGCTGGTGGTCACCGAGGCGGGGCTGCTGGCCATCGGGATCGAGCCGGTGGTGGCGAAAACCGTGGCGGCGATCCGTGAACATGCGGCCAAGGCTCCCGCTCCGAAACCGCCGACCCAGCGCGCGGGAACCAAGCAAGCGCAGATCATCGCCTTGCTTCAGCGCCCCGAGGGTGCGACCATTGCCGAGATCGTTGCGGCGACGTTGTGGCAGGCACATTCGGCCAGAGGCTTGATCTCTGGCGTTCTGAAGAAAAAGCTGGGCTTGGTCATCGGCTCGACCAAGGAAGATGGCAGAGGGGCGGTGTATCGGATCGGCTGACGACGCAAGGAGCCCATTTCGCCCGCCAACATCGTGATATATTTCGATCAGGCTACACTTGAATGAAAGGAGCAGAATGGACGACCCGATTTCTGGGAAGCTCTCACGATTGAGCAAGAAAATCATACGCTACCATTGGGACTCCTATGGCAAACTCAATGATCGACGAACTTGGCTGGTAAGCCTTGTCGTAGCTGCATCGTTTCTACTTATCGCCAGCTTGTTCTTTCCCTGACGGCAGCTTGGTCCGCATTGCTGACGTTGGGCCTGTGAACCGATCTGGTCAAGCATAAGGGCGTCCCGCCGTCCGCCCCGTCGCCATTTCCCACCGCCGCACGGCCACGTCGCAATAGACCGGGTCCAGCTCCATCGCGAAGCAGCGCCGCCCAGCGCGTTCGGCGGCGACGATCTGGGTTCCGGAGCCGCAGAACGGCTCGTAGATCAGGTCGCCCGGATCCGAGAACGCCGTCAGCACGGCCTCGACCAGCGCCACGGGGAACACCGCCGGGTGCGATC